TACTCCCGTTGTTGGGTCGCCTATAATAGTTAAATCGGTACTCGCAGGTGCTAACTCAGTAGCTAATTGGTTAATTTTTTTGCCTATCATCTTAGAATGTATAAGTTTGTTTTATTTTTTTTAGACCTATTAAGTATTCCTGCTAAAGTTGAATATTTAATTCCTGTCTTTTCAGACGCTTCTTTCATTGAATTATAACATTCTCCAGTAACACTATTACAAACTTTTATTGCATTTGGGTGTTCCCCATATTGCATATATGGTCTCTTTACGCCTTTTCGTGCCTCAGATATTTTTTTATTTCTTTCCGCACTAAATACTCTTCCTTTATTTGTGTTCCTAATTTTTTCAACTATTTCACGAGGTATTTTTCTACCTGTTAAAGATTTGCTTACATTTTTTCTATATTCTTCGCTTCTAATTGCACCAATCGTTCCTTCTCCACCATCTGTTAAATTAGCTAAAGTTCCTGTCTTTTTATCTATTCTGCCATATAAAGAAATAAACTCTTTTTCTTTTTCTAATGCTTCTTGATAGCTTATATCTTCCATAAGTATTTCTACTTCATATTCCGACTTTGCAACTATGTTATTCCACAATCCATTCCTTCTAAGTTTATAGAATGCTCTTTTAGTATCTTTGCCAATACCAATGTAAAATGGCTCATTTTTATCAAGCCTAATATGTCTATATACACAAGCCATTAATATGCGTATATAGATGGTACGGCGCATCTGTCGGTTAAGTAAGGTAATTCCATTGTAATATCAATCTTAACTCCTGCAAGATAGTCAGGGTCGCTTTCTGTAAAGTAAGTCAAAGGTGCAGTATCGCCAATATCCCAAATTGCTTTAGGGTATCTTAACTGAGCCACTATGTCCTGACCTACTAAAGTCATATCCGATAAAACCTCGGTTTCGTTTGTTTCCTCCATTAACATTCTGTCCATAAAATAAAGGCTAAAATTGTAAGTAATATTTTTAGCGTTTATAGTCGCACCTGTTAAAGTGTAAAACATAGCAGGGTAAGTAACCTCGCCATTAGACAAACGTTCCCACACATCTCCGAAGTAAACAAAGTTAATTTGTTCGTGGTCGTTTCCGAGTGTCGTTATTTGCTTTGTTATTTGGTTTAACGTCAGGCTCATTCTTAATTTTTTCTAAATAAACACGCAGTTTATTTTGGTTTTTAATCGTTGTTACTTTACTCATAATTAGCAATCACTACAACCTCTATTCCCTTGATAAAGTTCCTCGAAGCTTTTACCTGCGCAGCAATCAAAGTCGCCCAACCAAATGCTCGTTGTGTAAGCATCATTCTCAGGGTGTATTGCATCAATGCCACTTCCAGGGTTCAAGTACTCAGGATAAAGTGTAGAATATTCTTTTAGGTATTTAATCATTCTTTGCTTGTAGAACTCCGCACGAGCCTTATATCTATTCGCCACATCAATCATATCCTGCATAGAGGGGTTTTCGGTATTCTCGCCACCCTTCCTTAACAAGCCTTTATTATAGAACTGATAAGACAAACCCATTGGCAACTCACTAAGTACATAATGCACTAAAGTATCTGCTATGTATTGGTCTAATAATATTACCTCGTTTGCGTTTAAGTTGTTCGAAGTGATACCTGCTTGTAAGCGATTGTATAAAGCACTTCCTAAAGCCGGTAAGATATACATATCCTGGGCGGTCTTAATCTCAGGCAATACAAGTTTCTCGTCTACGTTAGCGTGTAATCCAGACCTGTCTTTAATATTCTGTACGCTTATGAATAATGTGTTTAAGCTCATTTCTTATTTTTTTCTCGTTACTACGTTTGTTTTCCACTCGTGCCTACAACTTGGAGAATGGGTATTAGTTCCAGGCTTTGTGTACCAACCGCCACCTCTATTCCAAACACTATAACCAAGCCTTGCACTCATTGATTCAATCTCGCTACGGCTATACATCTTCTTAGCTTCTAATAAGTGTACACAAAATGGTCTGCTTGTACCTTTGTTAGCATTACTAAAGCCTGACTTCCACTCGTAAGAATAACGAATTAATATTTCTGTTGTTGTAGGTTTTACTGCACCAACTGTTACACCTAATGGCTTTACTAATTCTCTCTCTATAATTACATTTGAATTATCGCCCTTCCCTATTGTCTTAGAAATAGTTTTAATGATGTTTCTTTCTTCTAAACTTTTTAGAATAGCAACAATTTCAGGTATAGTAACCTTTAAAACATCGGCTAAAACATCTGTTGTAATATTCTTTTGTTTGCTGATTTGGTCTAATACGTTTGCTTCTAATTGGTTTACATCGGCAAATGTTTGGTAGTCGTCATCATCACTAAATCTTGTCTTACTTTTAAAGATTTCGAATTGCTCTCTATCTTCTCCAAACTCATAGAATATCTTGTAGTCATCTTCGCTAAACTCTAATTCTTCCGAACCTAACCAAGTAGCAACTTCTTCATCGCTTAAAGCATATCCACCCTTAAGCATTGAACTTGCTTGTTCCCTTGTTATTTTGCCCTTGTTAAAATCTCTAATGATACGCTGCATATTTTGCCATTCCCTACCTTTTAAGCCTTTAATATGCTCGTTCACACTTAAAGGACTTGCTGCCATTGGTTGCTCATTTTCAATAGGCAATCCGTATTTAGTAGGGTCAATTCCTAACTTCTCTAATATCCATTCTTTAGGTGCTACTTCCTTAATTACGCTTTCGCTAAAGTCAATACCAATAGGGTCTACGGCTTGAAGTTTTAACTCTTCGCTTACACCTGCATATTGTCCAAGCATATTAAATACACCTTCTAATTGCATCTGCTTGTAACGTACATAAGTATTATTAAATATTTCGTAGCTATCACGCATTTGTTGTCTACTTCCTAATTGACCCGGTGTAGCAATACCAAACAAGTCAGGACTTGTAATCTGGTGACCGCTAAATATGTTAGTTTGTATTAACTCATCTACTCTACCAAAATCTTCTTTAGTTAAATCACTCGCACCCAAATCATCTACAATAGGCTTTCTTGTCGCATCGTTTACAAAAGCAAGTAAATACTTCTTGCCGTCTGCACCTGTGTACATATTGTCGAACTGTCTGCTAACCGCTCTTTTCTCGTCAGGACTTGGCTCACCATTTGGTAAGGTAATAAGTTTACTGGCAGAAAACCCGGTTTGAGCATTACCCAAAACATGCTTAGAAACTTCAACATCACTTTCAATGTAGTTAAGCGCACCGAAATAACCCGGAAGGCTATAAACATTCATTCCCGGTCTGTATTCTTTTACATATAGTATCTGTACACCGATAGGGTTTTTAGGGTTAAAGGCTGCGTATACCTCAGCTTTCTCTTGGTTGCGTGTAGCCTTCCAATCTTCTTTATACCAAAACTGCGTATTGTCTTTGTTGGTTCTAATCTTCGTATAGTCACAATGCCATAACTCAGCGATTTGCTCACCCATTACAGACCAAATAACCTGAATATAAGCACCGCCAAATAGTTCAATATCTAAAGCAACCTTTTTAGTTAGGTCGTTTAAAGTTTCCTCTCTATTAACTTGCTTAACAATAGGCTGCTCTCCTGCCCAACCATTACCAACAATGTAGTTCACTTTGCCTCTTACGATAGCATTGTGCTTGGCTGACTTGTTAAAAAGGTCTAATAGGTATTGAGGATAGTCATTGTTTTGACCATACTGCATATATCCTTCGCCTTTTTTCTCTTTATATTCCGGTTGCTTTGCCTCGGCAAATGTCAATACTTGTATTTCCATTATTGTCTTATTGTGAATGTGCTTGTTGTTTCGTATTCCGTGAATGATATAGTTGTCCCCTCAAGTTCCATTATGCCTGTTTCAAGCAAGTTTAAGCCCGTCGGGTTTAGATTTGATGTACTTGCTTGTTCGTAGATTGTGTAGGTGTATTGCCCGTTTAAAGCCGTATTAAAGAAGCTATTTACTACAATAGTGAACTCGTTATACCTTTCCTTGTATGCGCTTATGTCTGTATTGTTAAGCCTTACGAATTTAATGTCCGTATTTGTACTTCTATTCTCAAAAATAAATAGATAGTTAGGACTTGTTAAAAGCTGCTTCTCAGTCAAGGTAAGTATTATGTTTTGGGTTTGCCCCTTAGTTAATCTTATCACAACTATAAATATAAAGTATAGCGATTGTTTGCAAAATAAAAAACCCCCGCCTAATTAAAGACGAGGGCATCTATATACAAAACCAAAACAACCTAAGAACCTGCGGTAGTTAATTG